GCATTTTCAAAATAAACTTAGTGAGAGTCAAGCCGACATGATTAAAGCTTTAAAAAAGGGAGATATTACAAAAGCCAGAAAAATAATTAGAAAATTTAGAGATGATAGATCTGATATAGATATTAAAAAAGCTAATTTAGGGGATCTTTATATATCTAAAGAATGGGCTGATGCCATGAAAATAGATAAGAACTTAAGTGGTTCTTATAAAGGAAAGGCCTATGTTAAGCCTTTATCTAAAATTTATAATCAAATGGACGTGGATATTTGGAAAGAACAATATGGTCTTGATTTACCTGAATATGCACGTAAATATGGTATTAATTTGGATGTTGGAAGTGGTAAGCCCATTGAACAAATTTTAACACCTGGTTATAGAGATACTCTCATAACTAAATTAGCAGCAATTAAAAAAGAATTTGATAATAATACAGGAGACATTTGTTCTATATTAGGGTTTGGAACTCGTGGTTTTGCACCAGGAGGTCCTGTTACTAAAGGATGTGGAAAAGAATTTCAACAAGCATTAGATAATGATGCAGATGGATTAATGCAAAAGATTGCGGCTCAACCTGCTAAAGGAGGAGCTTGGAGTCGAATTAAAACAGGCGCCGCTACTATTTTAAATAAGGTTCCTAAAGGTGGAAGACTTGGAGCTATTATCGCTGGTGCGGGGGCCGTGGGCGCTGGTACGTATGCCATGTTCGGTGGTTCAGAAGCCGTGGCCGACGAACCACAAGACACAATGAAATACAATCCGTACACGGGTGAGTTTGAAAACACCATGACCGGAGATCCTGAAACACAAGCAGGCGTTTTAAACTGGATCGCAGACAATCCGACGACAGCGGGTTTTGCAGCGATGCCTGCGTTGTTTGGAACAGGGCTTGGAGCGAGTGCTTTAAACGCTAAAAAAATTGCAGGATATTTAACCAGTTGGAAGGCTATTATACCAGCGTTGGCTGTTCCTCATGTTATGCACGAAGCTAAAATAGGAAAAGATGTAGGGGAGATCGCCTTAAATCCTCTGAATGCTTTGTGGGCTTTAGGAATTAGGTCTCCAGGTCAAATGAAAGATGTTAAGGCATATTATGATACGATGTTGGCTAAAGGTAGACGAGGATTAGACATGACGACTCTTAAAAGTTTAAAGAACGTTCAGGGTTGGAAAAATTTACCATCCGCTATGAGAACCGCATTAATGTCCCCAGCCGCAACAGGAACAAACCTTGCAATGGGTCAATGGGGCAGAAAACCATTTCTTGCTGGAGTTAAGGCATTGAAAAATCAGGCCACTAAACAAGCAGCTAAACAAGTTGGTAAGGCCGGTCTTGGATATTTAGCTAGAAGAGCCGCATTAACGACAGCTGTTGCAGCAGTTGCACCGTTTGCTGCACTTCCTCTTGGAATAGGAACGGGTGTACTTGGGTTAGGCTATTTAGGTTGGCAAGGATATAAGGAATACAAAAAAGGATCTGAGGTGATTGATTCAATGAGATCTAAAGGAAAAATAAACGAGAAAACCGCTGAAGGTTATTATGATCTTCTTAAACGAAATATAGTTCCGTTTGGTGATCAACTACTGGGTGGTGATAATCTTGAAATGTTCGGGGATAATTTAAATCCTGATCAACAATTAGATCTTCAAAAAGTGATGGAAGATGAAATAGGCTCTTCACTTCTTGAAGAGCAAGAAGATAGAGCTACGAGTCGATCAGACTTTTTTGATACCTTCAGTGAAGGTGGAAGAGTTGGAATGAGATTGGGTGGCGGAATGGATCGAAGAGGATTTTTAAAATGGTTAATGGGCCTTGGTGCGGCAGCCGTGGGTGCTGGTTCAGGATTATTTAAAGGCGCTGGAACGAAGGTGGCCAAAGAAGCGGCGAAGACGGCCGTCAAGGCAGAATTCCCAGGCATCCCTGGAATGCCGGAATGGTTCCCAAGACTCGTTGCGAAAATAAAAACCGAAGGAAGTTTAAAAAGTATGGCGGATGCCGATTATGTTGAAGGAGATATTTACAGCATCATGGTCCCTATTAAGAAACGAATTTTTGACAAACTGGGCAAACCTACCGGAGAATATAAAATCGAACAGACTAAAGTCCTGATGGAACATAATCCACGGAGCAAGGATATTGACATCTCTTGGAATGTGGATGATTTTGACGGGACGATGACGAGACGTATGAGATTTAGTCCAGGTAAAACAGGTTATCAAAGGTTTAATTCAGATCCTGAATTCCCAACATCGACCGAAACCTTGCAGGTTGAAGTGGAAAGGCCTATGTTTGAATATGGCAATCCAGACCAAAGTAACCCTGCCAGAGATGAGTTTATTTCAATGGATATTTTTGAAGAAGAAGATCAAGTGGTTAATTGGTTCAAGAACTGGGTTAAAGGAACCGATGATACTAAACCTAAATGGACCAAAGACATGGAGAAGAATTTTGAGACTCATGTGGATACCGGAGAAAATTTCGGTGATGCTACAAGCCAAGACGATGCTCTGGATATCTTTGATGTTGTGGGAAGTAGATACGAAAAAGCCGGCGGTGGAGAAATTGCAAGACGCCCAGGAGCCGTGGCCCCTTTATCAGGGCCCGAAGGAATCATGAGCTTGTCTTTTAGTCCAAAAAGGGTTAATGTAGTAGGATCGTAGGAACATTATGGTAGATAAAATCGACAAAGCCCTTCCGAATGTGAAGGAAAAAGTTTACGTTGAATCCCCTGAAGAAATTCAAATAGAAGAAACAGAAAAACTTAAAGAAGTTAATGATCAGGGCGTAGAGATTATTAAAAACGAAGACGGAAGCGCTGAAATAGAATTTGAGCCTGGAAAAGTTGCGGCTAAAGGAGGGGAAGATCATTTCTCTAATTTAGCGGATCTTTTACCGGACGATGTGACCGGTCGGTTAGCAGCGGACCTTTATCAAAATTACGAAGACTATAAAAATTCAAGAAAAGACTGGGAACAGTCTTATATTACAGGATTGGATCTATTAGGATTCAAGTATGTGAATCGTTCACAACCCTTCCAAGGAGCTTCGGGTGCAACCCACCCTGTTCTTGCAGAAGCGGTTACACAGTTTCAAGCGACAGCTTATAAAGAATTATTACCAGCAGATGGTCCGGTTAGAACTCAAATTTTAGGAGTGGCTACCCGAGAAAAAGAAGATCAAGCAGCTCGGGTTAAAGAATACATGAATTATCAAATCATGAATGAAATGCCTGAGTACGATGCCGAGTTTGATCAATTATTATTTTATTTACCTCTTGCAGGTTCTGCATTTAAAAAGGTTTATTATGACGAAATGATCGGCCGAGCTGTTTCAAAGTTCGTTCAAGCCGATGATTTAATTGTTCCGTATTCTGCTACCTCATTAGAAGATGCGGAAGCAATATTCCAAAGAATGTACATGTCCGAAAATGACATTCGTAAATCTCAAGTGTCAGGATTTTATTCTGATGTCGAATTGGGCCAACCGAATTTCACTCAAGACAAAGTACATGAAGAAGAACGAAAACTTGAAGGCACTCGAAAAAGTTATAGTGCTCAAGCAACCGATACAACGTATACGGTTTTAGAAGCTCATGTTAATTTAGATCTGGAAGGGTTTGAAGACACAGGAGAAGATGGAGAACCTACAGGAATTAAACTTCCTTACATCGTTACCTTAGAAGCAGGTTCAAGAAAAATTTTATCAGTTAGAAGAAACTATCAACCTAACGATCCACTCAAAAAGAAAGTCCAATACTTTGTCCACTTTAAATTTCTGCCTGGACTTGGTTTCTACGGATTTGGACTTATTCATATGATTGGCGGTTTGAGTAGAACTGCAACAGTCGCTCTTCGCCAATTACTTGATGCTGGAACGTTATCGAATCTTCCCGCAGGATTTAAAATGCGGGGTATTCGAGTTAGAGACGATGCGCAACCTTTACAGCCTGGAGAATTTAGAGATGTGGATGCACCGGGAGGAAATTTAAAAGACGCTTTCTATCCACTACCTTACAAAGAACCTTCACAAACTTTATTACAATTAATGGGCGTTGTGGTTCAAGCAGGTCAACGATTTGCTTCTATTGCAGATATGCAAGTAGGAGAAGGAAATCAACAAGCTGCAGTAGGGACGACAGTGGCTCTTCTTGAAAGAGGTTCAAGAGTTATGAGCGCGATTCATAAAAGATTATATAATGGTCTTAAACAAGAATTTAAATTATTAGCGAATATTTTTTCACAATACCTACCTGCTGAATATCCTTATGATGTGGTAGGGGGTCAAAGAATGATTAAACAAATGGATTTTGACGAAAGAGTGGATATTGTTCCGGTTGCAGATCCGAATATCTTTTCAATGACACAAAGAATTACTTTAGCTCAAACTGAATTACAGCTTGCGATGTCTAATCCACAGATGCACAATTTATATATGTCGTACAGAAAAATGTATGAAGCGTT